CTGCAGAGATACACAATCTTCGATAATCCGTTCCTTCCGGAAGAATTTGTGCAGCAGCTCTGTAAGGAATACGAGGGAACAATCTACTATGACCGCCTTATCCTTGGAAAGTGGAAAAGGGCAGAGGGGGCAATTTATAAACGTTTTGCAGATAATCCGGAGAAGTTCCGGTGTAAAGTGGTGGATCAGTATTCTAAAGAACCTTCGTGCAAAGAGTTTCGGAAGCAGGATATTGTATCCATAGAGGTGGGGTTGGACTTTGGCGGAAGTAAATCCGGTCATTCTATGGTGGCCAGAGGATATACAGATGATTATAGGGAAGTACTTGTCTTATCATCTCGCCGGATCATGGCAAAGGATGAGATGGAAGATATAGACAGCAATACTTTGGATACGCTGTTTTGTGAATTCCTTCAGGAAGTAATTGATAACTATGCGATGATTAACGGTTTTGGCCAATATGTGGAATACTGCAATGTGGAATCCGTGTTCTGGGACAATGCGGAAACGGTCCTAGGAAATTCTATCAGGAATGCGGTGGAGAGAAAGTTTCCCTGGATTAGTGTCAGGCCAGCGAAGAAAAAGAGAATCAACGATCGGATTAATTGTACCGTCAGGCTTATGGGAGCCCGGCGGTTTTTTCTTACGGATGCTTGTGAATCTTTGGAGAAAGCGCTGACGGATGCCGTGTGGGATAAGGAGAAGCAGGATGATGAGCGTCTGGATGATGGCAGCACAGATATTGATAGTCTGGATGCTTTTGAGTATACGATCGAGCGGGATATGAAATATCTTATTATGCAATGAGGTGGCGGAATGTTTGATGGATTAAAAACTTTGTGGAAAGGGGTAAAAAATCGAATGTTTGGGTATGCACAGATTAAGGATGTTGTTGGAGAAGATTTTGCAATGTCCAGTAATATGTTTGCTGCTATTGATAGATGGAAAAATATGCTGGATGGAAATGCTCCCTGGGTGGACAATCAGTCTGTTGTATCTCTTGAAATTGAAAGCGGAATTTGCCGGGAGTTTGCGGATGTAGTTTTGAATGAAATGGAGATTAAGATTAGCAACAAAAAATTGGAAAAATTATATTTGTCCAGTACACGTGACTTAAATGAGAATTTTCAAGAAGGACTTGGACTTGGGTCTTTTGTAATTAAGCCACTGTCAAATGGCAAAGCAGAATTTTTAACAGCAGATAAATTTGTTGTTCTTAATTTTGATGATGATGGAAAACCCATAGATATTTTGTTTATAAAGAAAAAAGAGATTGGAGGGCAAAAGCATTATACAAGAACAGAGCGACATTATCTTCATAATGGGAATCTTACGATTGAAAATAGATGCTTTTTCTCAGGATCAGAAGATACCATCGGGAAAGAAGTTCCCTTAACAGAAGTGCCGGAATGGGCAAATATCATACCAGGTCCAACAAGTTATATAGGAATGAAGAAAATGGACTTTGGATATTTCAGGGCGCCATTAAAAAATCGAGTTGATGGTTCTAATTGTGGAGTGTCTATTTTTTCTAAAGCTTGTCGTTTGATAAAAAAAGCTGATATCCAATATGGACGTATTGAGTGGGAATATGAATCCGGTGAGCGTGCGATTCATGTGGATGATCGAGCATTAAATCATAAAGGTGGCCAGGTGAATGTTGAAAAATTGAACAAGCGTTTGTACCGTGGTTTGAATCTAGAGGATGGAAAAGATAAAGAACTGTTTCGGGAATTTTCACCAGAAATGCGGGACGAAGCTTTTATTCGTGGCTTAGAGAGGATATTTCGGCAGATTGAATTTGTAGTTGGATTATCATATGGAGATTTATCTAATATCAATGAAGTGGAAAAGACAGCTGCAGAAATACGTGCATCAAAGCAAAGAAAATATAATCGGGTAATGGCAATTCAAGAGAATTTAAAGGAATGCCTTACAGATTTTGTGGATGCATTGGCTTTTCATAATGGAATGTATACGACAGGTTATTCTTTTACGTGCAATTTTAACGATTCTATTTTAACAGATGAAGAAGCTGACCGCCAATCTGATCGGCAGGATGTAAGTATGGGAGCACTTACTTTAGTGGAATATAGAATGCGTTGGTATGGGGAAACGGAAGAAGAGGCAAGAAAGCATATTGTGCAGGAAATAGATGAGCCGGATCCGGAAGAGGAGTGATTAAATGACACCAGAACAGAAAGGCAGCCTTCCTCTCCGGGTTGAAAAGCTATTCCTGGAATTGCAGGACCGTATTTTTTCTGATGTAGTCCGGCGGATTAAGAAAACCGGTGAGATTACCAGCACCGCTGATTATCAGATTAATAAGCTGCTGATTCTTGGGAATAGTACAGAATTCATTGAAAATGAGATCAAACGTTTGGTTGGTCTGACAGACCCAGAGATCTGGGAACTGTATGATAAGGTGGCTAACTGGGAATATGTCCGGTATGCGGATGTCTATGAGCAGATCAATGGGCATTTTACACCGCTGGAAGATAACGAACAGATTCAGCAGTGGTCACAAGCTATTGTTAATCAAACCCAAAATGAAATAAAAAACATCACGCAGTCCCTTGGTATGTCTGTAGACATTGGAGGCGGTAAGATGGCATTTACTCCTCTGGCAGAGTATTATCAGAAATACTTGGACAGAGCCTGCATGGACATTGTGACAGGATCATTTGATTATAATACAGTTCTTCGCCGGGTAGTGAAGGAAATGACATCATCTGGAATCCGGTCAGTGGATTATGCGTCAGGATGGAATAATAGAGTACCTGTAGCAGTCAGAAGGGCAGTTATGACGGGCGTTTCACAACTGAGCGCACAAATTAACGAGATGATAGCAAAAGACCTCAGAACGGATGAATACGAGGTCACATGGCATTCAGGACATCGCCCTTCTCACTGGTGGGGCGGAAGAGTGTATACATACCAGGAACTCCAGACAGTTTGCCATCTGGGTGAGGGAGATGGTTTGTGCGGGTGGAACTGCCGACATAGTTATTTGGCTTTTATCCCTGACATATCTGTAAGGACATACACAAATGAACAGCTTACGGAATTAGAAAACCAAGAGCAAGAGATCAAAATATATCAGGGCAAAGAATATAATAAGTATCAGGCATCTCAGATGCAGAGAAAGCTGGAAACAAAGATGCGCGCCCAGCGTGCGAAGGTAAAGCAACTGCAGCAGGGTGGCGCCGATCCGAATGATATCATGGCAGCCAAAGCAAGATATCTAAATACGTTGCATCAGTATCAGGAATTTTCCAAGAAGATGGAGATCCCGGAGCAGATGGAGCGGGTATATATAGATGGACTGGGAAGGATTGCACCGGGAAAAATTAGAAATTCAAGGGTTTCCAATATTAAAAAGAAAACTGCAGCAGAAATTTTCAATGTGGAAATTACAAAAGAGATGGATACAGTGCTTGCGGCTAACATTTATAAGAATCTTAATAAATCGGATGTTGGCAAGGAAGTCCTTGAATTTATAAAGAAGAATCATACTTCTGTAGATATATATTATAATAAAAATACTATTTCAGAGATGGGGCTAGAAGCACTATATGGACAATGCATTGGAAATCATATCTACATTAACGGATTAACAGCACAGAGCGTAAGAGAGATTGCAGAAACAATTGTTCATGAGGCAACACATATTCGGCTGGATATTGGATATGACCAACATGCTGAAGCTGTTTGTGATTATTTTGCGGCTTTACATTCCAAAGGTACATTGACGGAAAAAGATGTTCGGGATATAATAAAATCAGTAAAAGAGAGATATCCAAATTTTAAATGGAGGAATAAATCATGACGCCAAAAGAAATCGGAACAATGATAAGGTCATTGAGGGAAGGAAAAGAAGTGATATGTCCAGAATGTAAAAAAGGAAAGATTGTTACTCCATATGATCCCAGAACGAGTATTTATTTTAAATGCACAAATTGTAATTTTAAAGTTCACATGTATCCAGTAGAAAAGAAATAATGCCATTCATTCTTCGGAGTGAGTGGTATTTTTATAGCCATTTTTAAGAAAGGAGGGGCGCTATGACGACAATCACTTACATTGAAAGAGGAGTAATTATTGACGGCCACGCCGAAGATCCGGTAGCCTGCCATGGAATCTCAGCAATTAGTCAGATGGTAGCGAATTTTGCACAAGAGCGTGGATGGGCTGATGTGGCAATCAGTGACGGGCATCTGGAAATACAGAATGTGTCAGACGAGCATTGCGGTGATGCTCTGTTTCAGGCCATGGCGATTGCCTTTGAGGATATTGCAGTCCAGTAGATCGGAAGAGCACACGTCTGAACTCCAGT